GTTAAAGTTTATGCCTATATGGCCAGTACACCAAGTGCCAGCATTGGACTGACATTTGATGACAATACCCTCAGTGGATTTTCGCTGCCGCTATTGCCAGCCAGTGCCACTAACTTTGTGCCTTATGTCAATGCCACTAACGATCTAAATCTAGGCACACACTCGTTAACCGTGGGTAATATTGTACCTGCAGCCAATGTCACTTATGATTTAGGCAGCAGTACAAACTGGTTTAGAGATCTTTGGTTAAGTTCGGGAACTATTCATATTGGCGGCGCAAAGATCACTCAAGATCCTGCTACTGGTGCAGTTGCAATTGTGCCACGTGCCACGGTAGACAATCCAAATCCTGTAGCCACAGTGTTCAGCCCATCGGGTGCGGTTACTGCAGCAAATACATCCGGCGGTGTAATATCCTCGGCCAATATTACAGCAGCAACAGCATCCAATGATTTTTCAATTGCTGGTAATTTAACAGCAAATACAGCAACCATCACCAACGATGTTGTAATTGGCGGCAATTTAACTATCGTGGGCAACATTGCTGTTAACAATGCCATGGTTGATCGTGGCACTGCAGGCTCAAATTGGAACACGATTACACAAATGGGCACATACGTGATAAATACAGTGAGCTGGTCGGGAACCACAGGAACACCGTTAGATTCCCTGATCTATACAGGATTATTAGAAGTAACAAACAGTGCCAATACTGCTATAACTCAAAATTATAGACCTTACGATTCGGGCTCAGTGGCAAGTGTTTTTTGGACCAGAAGTAAATTTAACGCAACATGGTCCGCATGGAGAGAAATCGTAAACAATAGCAGTCAAATGGACGGTGGAAGTTATTAAAAGGAAAACAAAGTGGCAAATACAATATTACTAAAAAGATCAAGCACTACCGGTAGTGTACCAGCAACATCAGATGGTTCACTAGGTGAACTAATTATAAACACCCATGATGGCCGTTTATATACAAAAATCAACAATGGTGCAACATCAATTGTTGATCTTACACAAAACGACAAGATTACATTAAGCGGTGATGCGTTGGGTACAAGTACCAATCCTGCAGCAGGATCTGGATACAGCAATCTAGCAGTTACGTTGGCCACAGTGAACAGCAACACCGGAACCTGGGGCGGAGCGAACGGACAGATCCCTTATGTAACAGTAAATGCTAAAGGTCTAGTAACTGCAGCAGGAAATATCGCCCTGACTGGATTGGCGGTAACTAATGCAGCCAATACTACAGATATCACTGCCAATGCCACAGTTGGCACAGTTGGCTTCAGCTTGACTACAACCGGTGTTAGTGCAGGTACATATGGTTCTAGTACAAGTGTGCCTACTATTGTAGTTGACAGTAAAGGTCGTGTTACCAGTGTAACTACAAATGCGATTAGTACATCGTTTAGTTTAGCAGGCACATCCGGAACCGGAACATTGGCCGGAGGCGGAACGTTAACCTTTGCTGGTAGCCATGGCGTAACTGCAAGTGTCAGCTCAACCACAGTCACAATTGATACACCGCAAGATTTACAGTCTACAGCAAGTCCAACTTTTGCTAGCGCAACAGCTGGTGAAATTACTATTAGTGGTAACTCTATTAGTAGTACTAATGCTATTATCAGCATTGACCCAAGTACAGCTGGTGTTGGTGGTACAGTTGTTATTGCTGGTAACTTACAAGTAACTGGTACAACTACCACAGTTAATTCTACTACAGTTGATGTAGCTGATCTTAATCTTACACTGGCCAAAGGTTCCGCCAATGGTGCAGCAGCAGATGGTGCTGGTCTCACAATTGATGGCGCCAGTGCTACATTTACCTATGCTTCAACAGGTGATAAATGGACAATGAACAAGCCATTGAGCATCACTGGTGGATTAACTACAAGTGCAAATACTGCTGTTAACAGCACGTTGTATGCACAAGGTGTTTATGATAATAGTAATCGTGTACTAACAACAGCATCTAGTTTCTCCAACAGTGGTGGCGATGCCACAGTCAGCGGCGGATATGCTACATTATCGTTGACATTGGACACAGTTAATACCAATGTTGGTTCGTTTGGTAATGCTACATACAGCGCAAGAGCTACAGTAAATGCCAAAGGTTTGGTTACTGCTGTTACCGAAAGCAAGATCACTCCAGCATTTGCAGATCTTACAAGTAAGCCAACAACATTGTCAGGTTATGGTATCACTGATGCATTGAGCACCAGCGATACAATTGACGGCGGCACTTACTAATTCAAATTAGTCTCCGGTTTTTACCGGAGTAAATGTACCTTTTTAGGTTAGGCAATGGCAAATAAATTATTACTCAAACGTAGTTCGGTGACCGGAAAGGTACCAACCACGTCTGATTTGGACTATGGCGAGTTATCTCTTAATTACACAGATGGCTTACTCTACTATAAAACCTCCACAAATACAATTAATGTACTCAATGCCGGTAGCACATACGGTAATACACAAGTAGCAGCTTATCTTACAAGCAGCAATATTGGTGTATTGGGACTTAATCTACAATCTGGCGGAACTACAATTAGCAATCGCAGTGCGTCACAAGCAACAGTATCTACTACAGCAACAACAGTAGTGGATTCCTGGGATACCTTAACATATCGTTCAGCCAAGTATCTTGTACAAATTAAGCAGAGCACTAATTTTTCTGTTCATGAGATTTTAATTATTCAAGACGGAACAACAGCTTACAAAACTGAATATGGTGTACTAGAAACCAATGGAGTTTTAGCTTCATTTACTGCAGATATATCATCACAATCTGTTCGTTTATTAGTTAATATGGGGACTTCAACCTCAGCCACAATAAACATTAGTAGAGAACTTCTAGTAATTTGAGCAATAAATACAAATAACAATCATTGGAACCTTTAAATGCACAATATAAAGAAAATACTAAGAGCAGATTATACCGGTGAAGATGTCAACATTGTTGGCACTCTCAAAGAATCAGTTTGGACTTACCAGAAAGAATTTGTTAACAATCCGTTTAATAATGGTCCAATGGCAAACCATGCTGTGGTCATTGGTAATGGTAGTTCAAGACTTGGATTTGATTTACGACATTTTGTAGATTACGTAAATCACCCCATTGATCAAACTTGGAAACCTGCAAAGTCTACTAAAAGATTTTTTACTTATGGATGTAATGCTCTGTATAGAGATTTTGCCCCAGATTTTTTAGTCGTAACTGGCGATCAAATGGTTCGCGAAATAGTAGGAAGTCCTTATCCAAATGATCATATTGTGTATGCTAACAATTCAGCTGTAATAGATTGGCAAGGAAGATTCCATATTATACCACAAGACCCACCATGGAATGCGGGTACACTTGCAGCGTATCTTGCTGCATTTGATGGACATAAAAGAATATTCTTGATGGGATTTGATAACAACGACACAGATGGATTTAATTATAATGTGTATGCTGATACACAAAGTTATCCTAGATCAGATAGTTCAGTGTCAGAAAGCTTCTGGATAGAAAGTATGGCAATTTTAATGAGAACATATAGCGATGTAGAATTCGTTCGAGTTACTCCTAAAGGTACTTTTACTACCCCAGAATCTTGGAAATATTTTGTTAACTTTAGATCAATTGATTTTAATCATTTCCGCTTGGAAGCTGACTTATAACGGTTTCTACGGTACGAATCTTACTAACTATACTTTTAAAGTTAAATGTTCTCCATACCCCCGGATGTAACGGTTTTGGGTGATCATCTATACCGGTCCAAGCATATCCTCTATGCTCGTCGTTTAATTGCGGTACAAATTCTTCTTGAACTATAATCAAATATGTATGATATTCAAATGTTTGATTTTCGCTAGTGAACTTTTCCAACGGAATAATTTTGTCAAAAAAGATAGCGCCAATTTCTTCAACTATTTCTCTTTGTAACGCCGCACTAGGGCTTTCACCCGCTTCAACGCCGCCCCCTACTAACCCCCAAGATCCAGCGTGTCGCTTTTGGTTGCGAAGCAAGAACAAATATCTATTAGTAGATTGACTGTAAATTAATGCGCCACAGCCTATATTACAATTGACCAATCACCACCTCGATAAACACCTTCAACACTCTTGACCCACTCCGTACCGGTCCAACGATACTGCGTACCGGTATTATTGTTTGTAATATATTCAATGGTATCATGATTTGCATGATCAAATACTACAACCCATTGAGTACCATTGTATTCAATTATATCGTTTGCTTGAGCAACCACATGCCCCCATGCTTCAGAATCTGACAAGTTACCATTATACCCAATATCATCAGTGAGTAGATACCTAGTTCCGGTTGCGGGAGATAATAAGTTACTATCAACAGCGACATTGAGTGGATTAATTATTGCACTTATGGTAGGAAGTGTGTCTACAGGTGCAGTATCTTCAATTGGATCAAATAATAATATAGTAGGATCAGTAGGATGATAAGTTATATGACCAATTAATTCAGTGCCGGTGGGTAATGCTAATCTAATCTGGCTTTGTCCAGTAACTAAAGTACCGTATATTTCAATGACTGACCGCCAAGTTTCTGGTGGCGGCGTCTTAATAAGAGTACCGTCATCTAATGCAATTTCGTGTATCTTTAACAACCTTAACTGATTGCCAGAGTAAAACACTGAATAGTTAACCGGTGACACAACAACTTTAACTGATAGATTGTCTAATAAGGTATCCTCGTTTATGTGACCTTGAGAATTATAAACGCTATCAATTATTCGTTGTATAACTCCAAGTTTCTTAACTTTAGCAGGACTACTAATCCAAATTGGCATTTCAAAGGTTAGTGTAGCGATATCAATTGATTCTTCGGCACCCTGGGGAACAGTTCTAGATGTCCACAATACATCAGTTAATTGTACATAAGTTAAACTGGTCCAGTCAATATAGTTATCAGTACTTTGTATTTCTAAACTTGGGTTAAATAACGTAGCAATTTGCTCAATGAGTTGCATTTTTTGTTCGGTATTACTTGTCCATATATCTAACTTAATTGTTAATTTATACGGGACCGGCATTAAACGTTCAATGGTGTATGCATCACCTTGCTGTGTACCATATGTTCCAGTTTCTGGATCATACTGCCGTTCACGCAAATTCATTTTGCTTACAAAGTTTGGTTCCTGCATACGACTTTGTTCGTAGGTTAGCGCACTAATGTAAGCAGCCATTGCTGGTGTGGCATTTAGTGTATTCTCACTGTTACCTTTTAAAATGATCTGCGACTGTCTACTGGCATCGCCGTAGTACACTGGAACACGTTGTAGCGTTCGATTGCCAGTAGCATCCTTGCCAAATTCAACTTCAAAGTTACTCACTGCCCTAATAAACTGTACTAGGAAACGTCGAAGTTGTCCGTCATAAAAATATTGTTGCATTAATTATCTGCCTTTGGTTTTAGTGCCTGACTTAAACTTTGTCTAACTGTAACATTACCTGAGTTGTTGATAAAAGTATCTGTATCATTGACAAAACGACTACGTTGGGTAGTATTGTCCGGACCCGGAGTTAACTTTGTACGCACATTATCTTCAATCTTGACCCAACGACGACCATCAAATCTAAATAAACGATTAGGCAAGTAGTCGGTGCGTAGCGCATAGTCACCAATTTTAGGACTTGTGGGAAAGGCAATTCCAGTTGCTACCGGTAATCCGTTTGGAGCTTGACCATCTCCAGTTAGGTAACCATGTACAGTATCATCGGGGGACATTGTAGCAGCATCGCTAGATACAGTATTTGAGTCTGCAGTTACAGCATTATCTCCGGTAATACCGGCCGGATCACCCGGATAGCCAGCCGGTTCCAGCGGTTTAACATATATGTGACTAATATCGTATCCTGAAAAAGGCACACTGGATTCTGCTTCCTTTATTATAGCATCATTGATCGCTTGATATTTGTTGATAATGCTACTCACTGAACCTAAGGTAATATTACCACCAGTGCCAGGTATTGCTTCGTCAACTTTGATCTGATTCAGAATATCTTTGTATTCTTGACTGTCAGTCAACGGATTTATTTTACAACGCCACAGGTGTGGCCACCACGTTGGACTGAATCCCTCTGACGCATTGTTAGTATCACCAATAACATAAAATCTTTTTAATGCCACTGGTAAACTGGTGTCTAAGGGGTTATAATCTTTAAGATGCATTAGTTCAATTACATCGCCAGCAATCAACTTACGCCCAATGGTCTCAATCATGTCATTGATATGGAACACTATAAACAAGGTACCTGTTTGTAGGAACATACCAAATTGGCTTAAGTCAAATGTTATATCTTGTGTTTGATAAATGCCACGTAGTAGATACACACTGGTGTCGTATTTTCTGTCTCTGTTTTCCAAGAAGAAGAGATCTTGGATATTCAAGGCACTGTCATTGATGTAGCTGGGTTTTGTGGCATCAGTGTAGAACTTTACTGTAGCACCAGAACCAATCGCACTAGTAGTTGGCGTAGATAAATCAACTGTGGTTGCTGTTTTGGCTACAACAGTTGCTCCGGTAGGAACACCTGTCCCTACCACATACATACCTAATGTTACGTCAGCGGTGGCAGTAAAATTTAATGTAACACCTGTAGATCCTTGTGCAGCATTTGTGGTTTTTACCAAGTTCTGCTCGTTAGCACCAAGATACTTGTGTACATAGATACCAGTCCCGCCAACAGTAAACATCTCGCTCATGCGGCGATCTATAAACTTGTAATCGTTGCTGTGTTTTCCTTCTTTCCAAAGTGATAATCTTGGCACTATATTTTCCTATTAAAACTGACCTTTAAGGCCTACATTAAATTGAGTATCACCTTTACCAGCAACAGGAGTGCTCACTCCTCCAGTAGCAGACCAGTTCTTATTTAATTGTTTTTCGGCACCTACGCCAGCACTCATGCCGCCTTGTGCGTTACGATTGATTGCCAACTGCCCGGTGGTATCGTTGCCAAATTTTTGTTGGTAACTCGCTTGTTGAGTATTTTGTCCAACATCGGCGGTAAATTTGCCCCCTGATTGATTAGCCAATTCTGCTCGTATTGACGGAGTTAGATAATCTCCGGCACCACCGCTTAAACTTACGCCACCACTTAATTTACCTAGTCCGGTATCAGCTACAGGCATCGTTCCTGCTTGTTTATTAAAGTCAACAGGAGTAGCCTGAATATTATTTGCCGCCGGTTGAGTAGTAGCAGTTGTTGATTTAGATGTAGCCGCTTTTGGATTTTGAAAAAATTCTCCGCTACCTGTATTTTTAGCTGCCTGATCCCTGGTAATTTTACCTTGATCTTGTTTTATTTGGAAAGTAGCGGCTCTAGCCGTGTCATCCTGAGCATTTGAATTATAATTTGGGTTAGTTCGCTTGAAATTATCTACATTTCGCAACAGCATCGCTTGTTCGTTAGAACCTAGAGTATCATAATATGATTTATTAATTTGTCCTGAACTATGAGCAGAATCAAGTGCATTGACAAACTCTTGACTTGGAAGATTAGGTTGTTCGTTTATTATATCTAAGTATTTTCTCATTAATGTGGGCGACATACTACTCTCCAATCTATTTAGTATTTAGTTTAAGCCCAATTTGACAGAAAATAGCTTTATGTGTATAATTATGGTTATGCGTGAATTCAATTCTTTAGACGACTGGGCGTTGCTAGATCAGCAACTGCGCCGCAATGTGCAGGTGTTGCATAATTGGCAACATCAGCGCCAGCTGCACAAAATGCGCGACAACCTATACAATAGCGTGACCAAGTTGAGTAAATTAGAAATTGATGCCCGCAGAACGGGCAATTATGTAAAGCACAACGAACAGTTAGATAAATGTAAACAAGAGTTGCTAGAATTACAACAGTGGCTGATGTTTGCAACTCTACTTGACACAAAACCCGAAGAGTAGTATAATGTTATATTCCAAGTAACAAGGAGCAAAAATGGCTACAGCACAGAGCGTTAAAGCACCCAAAAAAGCAGCGAAGAAATCGCGCGATCCTTTGTTCGCCGACGAAAAGTATACAGGCACTGAGCCTGTGTGGGACACTGAACGTGCAGTAAAAATGTCACAAGACGAGTTTGACCATTTCCTTCGTAAGAGCTTTGCTTACTACAATTATTACTACAGCCAAAAAGACCTCAAGAAGCATATGGTCAAATGGATGCAGGATAACAAATATACGAAACCGCAAGTGAGTGCATTTATCCGCAGCCCGGATCGTAGTGTGCCAATGACAGCATATGGCTTGCTTATGGCTAATCGGCAAGGTATGCCGTTGCGTGAAAAAGAACTTGACTACTTGAAAGAGCGTATTGAACATGCTATTACCGAAGCCGAACCTGAAACGATTGAAGTCGCTACTACAGAAAAAGCTGTAGTAAAAGCGCCAACTATACAAGACAGACTTAATGAAAAAACAATTGAGCATCTAGCATACTTTGAAGGGCTGTACGATGAAGTTGTGTTAGGTGGCACAGTTGATCCCAAAGCATTTGATTACTTGACTGCTAATACAGTACCACAAAGCCAAATTAACAAATTTGTAGAACTATTCAGTGCCCGCAAAGCCGAACTGGGTGCAGCACAAGGTAAGTTGTTTGAAGATTATGCGGAATCGTACAAACACTATAAAGCAGCGGATTATAAACGCCACTATGCGTTTTTAGATGCCGTACTTGATGGCCTAGAACAGTACCGCGGTGTTAAAAAAGCAACTAAAAAAGCCCGTGTCAAACGTGCGCCTAACAAAGAAAAATTAGTTAGCCGGCTCAAGTACATGCGGGAAGAAAAGACGCTAAAGCTAGTGTCCGTTAATCCTGTGGACATTATTGGCGCACAAGAACTATGGGTGTACAATTCTAAAACCCGTAAACTGTACAAGTATGTTGCCGACAGTTTGACTGGACCGTTGGGTATCAAAGGCACCAGCTTAACCGGATTTGACTTGGCAAAGAGTGTGGGCAAAACACTACGTAAGCCCGAAGAAAAACTCAAAGAGTTTACCAAGGCAAGTAAAGTACAGTTACGCAAGTTTTTAGAAGATATCAAAGCCACAGAAACCCTGGGCAACGGGCGCATGAACGAAGATACTGTACTGCTCCGAATCAACTAAGTCCGTGGTGTCCTGGTAAATACAATACTAGGACACCATAATGGCTACAGCAGATACCACTAACTTTTACGCTAACGGCGTAATCATTACAGACAGTCTTTGGAACGCTAACACAGGAACCGGAACAGGTCATATTGTCTATGATCCCACCGGAGCACTAGGCGAAACTGCCGCTCCAGAACTTGAAGTAGCACAAACGAAACGCACCGAAATTGTTGACTATATTCGCTTACGTTTAGCTGACGGAATAGTTGATGTTGAACTAGACAAAGAACACTACGAAATGGCTATCAAGCAGGCCCTGCTTAAATATCGCCAACGTGCTGCAAACAGCCAAGAAGAAAGCTACGCCTTTCTAAAACTCAAACCTGAAACACAAGAATACATACTGCCCAACGAAGTAATGGATGTTCGTGCTGCATTTCGCCGTGGTATTGGATCAGTGACTGGTACAACAGCTAGCCAATTTGAACCATTCAGTTCAGGTTACTTGAACACCTATATGCTGGTTGCAGGCCGCGTTGGCGGCTTATTAAACTACGAATTGTTTGTTGATTATCAAAAACTAAGCATGAAGATGTTTGGTGGCTACTTGAACTTTACGTTTAACAAGACAACCAAAAAGCTAGTGTTAATACGTAAAATGCCTTACGCCGGTACTCATGTACATGAAGATCAAATGGAAGATTGTATGCTACAAATATACAATTATAAACCTGAAAGTATGTTGCTAAATGATTATCAAGCGTTTCCGTGGATTCAGGAATATGCTTATAGTTTTGCCAAGCGGATCCTTGGTGAAGCACGTGAAAAGTTCGCCAGTATTGCAGGACCGCAAGGTGGAACGCAACTTAATGGCGCCAGTTTAAAATCAGAAGCAGCAACAGAAATGCAAGAACTAGAACAACAACTTAAAGATTTTGTTGACGGTTCACAGCCGTTGACTTGGGTAATTGGATAAAATGAAAATTAAAGACATTATCGCAGAAGGCAAAACGTCAGAAATGGACGAGAATCACGAAGCCGCGCACCAAGGTAACATATACAAGGCACGCGATGTAGGTGGATATGATCGCACTTATCATATGAATCGTATGATGATGGCAATGGCCAAAGCAGATGGCAAAAGTACTAAAGCAGTAGATAGCCCAAAAGATACATGGTTTGAAAAGTACAATACCATCCACCCATATACCAAAGAAGAAGATAATATGGTAAAGGCTGCACTAAAGACTATCCCGTCTGACAGCAAAATTGCAAGTAAAGATAGTAAAAGCAAAGAATCTAAAGACGTGCATAACATAAGCCCAGTTGCAGCCAGGAAAAAGAACAAACACGGCGTTTGACTTTTACTGACAAATATATTAAAATGCTCCTACAAGGGGCATTTTTTATGATCATAGGAATCACAGGTTTTATTGGCAGCGGCAAAGATACAGCAGCAAATTATCTTGTAGCACAACACGGTTTTCGTCGTGATAGCTTTGCTGGTGCGCTTAAAGATGCAGTTGCACAGATATTTGGTTGGGATCGTGAATTACTAGAAGGACTTACACCTGAAGCACGTGAATGGCGCGAACAAGTGGATCCTTGGTGGGCAAATCGCTTAGATATGCCACGCCTTACTCCACGGTACATGCTACAACTATGGGGTACAGAAGTGTGTAGACAAGGGTTTCATGATGACATTTGGATCGCTAGTATGGAAAATAGACTACGCAAAACTG